GTCCCCCCTGTGTCATTGAGGGTCAGTCGTGCACTGGTTGCGTCGGTAAGCGTCACGTTGCCACCATTGACCGTCACATCACCTGCGAAGGTGGTGTTTTGGCTGCTGTCAATTGTAACAGCCGTGCTGCTGGCATTGTCGTCAATACCAGTTGATTCAAAACCGGCAATAATGCCACTCATAGTACCCCCAGACAGTGTTAACTTACCGTCTAACTGAGTTTGAATAGCACTAGTAACACCGTCAACATAGTTTAGTTCAGCAGTGGTGGCAGTAACGCCGTCTAATATATTAAGTTCAGCAGTGGTGGCAGTAACGCCGTCTAATATATTAAGTTCAGCAGTGGTGGCAGTAACACCATCCAGTAGGTTAAGTTCTGTTGCTGTAGCAGTTAGTGTGGTAGTGCCATCATTAAGTGAACCATATACAATAGCATTTGCTTGTAATCCAGCATAACTGCTAATGGTTACGTTACCGCTTGTAGTACCTGTTTCTGTTGTGTTAATAAACACAAACTGATCAGCACTTTCATCATATATTATAGCAGCATTAGTACTATCACCACGTTCTACAACTATACCTACATCTTTAGTAGGAGAACCTGTTTGACCGCTGTTTAATCTAATAAGTGGGTCAGTTATGTTAGTTACATCAAAATCAATTTGTGCTGCTTTAGGTCTAGTAAATGCCATATTTTAAGAATCCTGAATATATGTTACTATTTAGCAAAAAAAAATAGGGAGGACGAATCCTCCCTATTTCTTGTCTTCAACTAATGCTGTAATATTACATCATTAGGATTAGAACTTCGATAACGCCTTCGTCGCCTGTGTGGGTTTCGATTGCTTTACCGATTACTGTGCCTAGTTTTGGATCTGCCTCTGCGCGAGCGCGGCCATTGCCTGCTGCTACGAGTAGATCACCTGCCTGAATTGAACCTGTAACTTTAACTGGAACACGACCAGCAAGTGCTAGGTTTACACCTTCTTGCTTGCTGTTCATTAGGTATGCTGGATCAGTTGAAACAACACCTGCTACACTGCGTGTACCGTCAGTTTCGCAAACTGCTACTTTACCTTCACCAACAAACTCAACAACTGTACCAGCATCAATATAACTGTCACTTGCATAACGTTCTGCAAGGTCAGCGTATTGTGCCTGTGTTGCTGTACCAACAAAGCTACCAGTTGTAAGTGTAATACCACTGGCATCAAATACAGCGATTTCACTTCCGCCTGCGTCAATGCGTACTTTATCTTCGTCTGCACTTTCCTCAGCTTGTACAAGTGTATCACCATCACTATCGCTGAGTGCGGTAACTGTGGTTGTGGTTGTGAACTTACGAACTTCAATTAGGTCACCAGTTGCTGGTGCTGTAGTAAATGTAAGCGTTGTGCCACTAACACTGTAAACTTCTGTTGGCTGTTGAACAACACCGTTTAGCATTACTAGTAAACCAGCAGTTGTGTAACTGTCTGCCCCACTAAGTGAGCTAAGTGTAAATGCTGTTGTTGCGCTATCACCGTTAAATGTCTGTGATGTAGCAACTGTGAAGTCTGAGCTTAGGCTAGTCCAGGCGGTGTTGGAATAATACTCTAGGTTGTTACCTGTTGTATTATAACGGAACATGCCTGTTACTGGTGTTACAGGACGATTACTTGTTGTACCAGCTGGTAATAACATACTATCTGTTGCATCAATCTTAAGTGTTACACCAGTTGTTGGTGTTGCACTACCAATGATTGCTGTACCAGTTGTACTAATGTTACCAGTTGTATTTGCAACAACAAACGCACCATCAACATCCATACCACCATCTAGTTGAGCTAGACCGCTTGCAGTAAGTGTTGTAACAGTAGCCGCTGCCGCTGTGTTAGCACCTAGGATACCATCAATATTTGTAGTTGTAACAGTACCTGCTGCAAAGTTACCACTTCCATCACGAACAACTGCTCTACTTGCAGTGTTTGTTGATGTAAAGATGTTTGTGTCAGCTAGATCAACTGCAACTGTTGGATCACTACCTTCTCCTGGTGTATGTGTAACAGTAATACCTGCACCGCCAGTAATATCATCAACGTAGTTACCAGTTGTGTCTGTACCTAGTGCAACTGAGTTAGCTGCAATTGTTGTAGAAATAGTAATACCTGCACTACCATCAAAGTTAGCAGTACCAGTTACATCACCACTTAGTGCAATTGCTCTTGCAACAGCAAGAGCTGATGCTGTACTTGCGTTACCTGTAACATTAGCTGCTGCTAGTGTGTTTGTACTTGGGTTCCAAGTTAGTGAAATATCTGTTTCAATATCCTGTGCGCCACTTTGACCATCAACAAATGTTAGATATACAGTTTCGTTTGTAGCATCATTTGCTGTTGCAGTAACTTGTGTTGCAGTACTTGCAGTACCAGTTAGGCTTGCTGTAATTGTGCCAGCACTAAAGTTACCACTGCCGTCTAGGACAACCGCTGTACTTACTGTACCATCACTGTTAAACACTGATGTATCAGTTAGGTCAACACTCAAGCTGTGAGCAATGCTCTCGCCTGTTGTTGCACCACTTGAAGCAATACCAGCACCACCTGTAATAGTAGCAACGTAGTTACCAGTTGTGTGTGTGCCAAGTGTTACAGCATTGTTTGCTAGTGCGATTGTTGCTGCACCACCTTCTGCTGTGCCATTTGTGATAGTAAACTGTGAACTACCTGCGTCTGCAATGCTTTGTACATAGTTGCCAGTAGTATCTGTGCCTAATGCAACACTATTAGCAGCAATTGTTGTAGAAATAGTAATACCTGCACTACCATCAAAGTTAGCAGTACCAGTTACATCACCACTTAGTGCAATTGCTCTTGCTGTTTGAAGTGCTGATGCTGTACTAGCATTACCTTCTAGAGCTGCTACAAGTGTACCACTAGTGATTGTTAAATCGCCTGTACTTGCACCTGTCGCTGATGTTGTACCAAGTGTAAACTTGTCTGCACTCTCATCCCAAGCAAACACAGCATTGTCACCAGTTGAACCACGCTCGAAAATCAAGCCCAAGTCGTTAGCATTTGAAGTTGCTCCTGAGTTAAGTTCGATAAGTGCGTCACTGACTACTGAGTTTGTAGTTGAAAGTGTAGTTGTTGTACCATTAACTGTTAGGTTACCAGCAACTACTAGGTTATTACTAATATTAACATCACTTGCTAGTCCAATTTGTACTTGGTTATTTGTTACAGTAGTTGCTACTTCGTTAGCAGTACCAGCAAAAGTAAATGTATCTGTACCAACTGTAACTGTGTCTGTACCACTGTCACCAGCAATAGCTAGTGCTGAACCACTAGATACTTCGCTATCAACATATGCTTTAGTAGCAGCGTCTTGTGCTGAAACTGGATCTGCTACGTTAGTGATCTTGTTTGCACCTGCATTAAGTGTCTGACTTGCTGCAACTGTAAAACCGCCATCAAAGTCTGCACTCTGTGTAAATGTAGCAGTGCCTACGATTGCAATAGCATCACCTGATGCATCACCTAGATTAACTGCACCATTTAGGTTAGTTGTTCCACTTGCAGTAAGGGTTGTAAATGTACCTGCTGCAGGTGTGTTTCCACCAATGATACCATCAATATTTGCAGTAATTGTACCTGCACTAAAGTTACCACTTCCATCACGAACCACTGCTCTACTTACAGTGTTTCCTGATGTAAAGATGTTTGTGTCAGTTAGGTCAACACTTAGGCTATGAGCAATGCTCTCGCCTGTTGTTGCACCACTTGAAGTAATACCATTGCCGCCTGTGATTGTAGCAACATAGTTGCCAGTTGTATCTGTACCTAGTTCAACACTGTTTGCTGCAATTGTTGCATTTAGAGTAGCATTTGCTAGATCTGTAATTGTTACACTACCTGTTAGATCGCCGCCTAGTGTGATTGTGAAATCATCAACGTTGAGATCGATGTCGTGTGTTGCATCCTGATATGTTACAGTAATACCACTTTCTGTGTTAGTAGTAGTAAACATTGCACCAACAATATCTTGAATTCTTTCTGGAACAACGTCAAGTGTTACTGCTGCATTTTCACTGCCACTGTTTGTAACTGTGATAGCACTGTTGCCTGCGTCAGCAATAGTAGCAACATAGTTACCAGTTGTGTCTGTACCTAGTGCAACACTGTTAGCAGCAATAGTTGTTGTAATACTTGCTGTGTCGCCAGCACTTGTAAATGTAGCACTACCTGTTACATCACCTGATAGTGCAACTGTAACTGAACCACTAAGTGCTGATGCTGTTGAAGCATTGCCTGTTAGTGGGCCGTTAAATGCTGTTGCATAAACTGTGCCTGCAACACCAACACCACCATCAACAATAAGTGCACCTGTTGATGTGCTTGAAGATGCAGTTGTGTCATCAATGTTTACTGCGCCACTTGCTGTAATACTTGTTGATGTTAGTGCACCCATTTGTACTGGTGCATAACTTGAAATACTTACGTTACCTACTGTGTCTCCATCTTCTGAGCCTACATCAGCAAGTACGAACTGGTCTGCTGATTCGTCCCAAAAGAATGCTACGTTACTGCTTGATCCGCGGTCAATTAGTAAGCCTGAATCTTCAGATGGAGACCCGCTTGTTCCCTGTGCTAATACGAGCAGGGCGTCATCAACTCGTGTGTTAGTTGTACTAACCGCTGTGGTTGTACCGCTAACAGTAAGGTTTCCAGAAACAGTAAGGTCAGAACTATATGTAAGACTGTTTGCTAGTTTACCACCAGTAATGGTAGCATTAGCAATCTTATCATTAGTAACTGCCAGGTCTGTAATCTGGTTAGTCTTAATGCGTGTTATAGCCATATTTTAATTCCTCCAAGAATACATATGTATTACAGTTATTTACCAAATATTTCATGTTTTTAAGTATGTGCGCTTTATTCAGCAGAATACACTGCATAAAAAAACATTATGACAGCTATGATAAAAGGGAGATTTTTACGAGGGAGTTCGCTATTTAAATTTATTTATCTTCTATAAACGTTTCGCCAGTGAGTTCTTCTAATTTTCTAATCATGCGTTCCATGTTCACACGAACTGTTTTACCAGTTCTTTTGTTTACACTGTAATACTCCCATTCTCCGGCATCATTGTGAGGAGATATTTTAGTGACGTTTCCAGCACCATCCATAACGTGTACTTCAGCGCCCGCATCATTTTTAACATATACATATCCACTACTTGAGTCAGTTGTTGGATCTCCTAACTGTGTAGTCATTCTGATGCTACTGTCAACTACAACATTTCCTGTCCCTGCAGGAACAAAAACAAGGTCTGCGTTAGTTGTATTTGTAGTAATATTGTTGTCATTTATAGTAATACTGTCTACTGTAAGTTGACTTGCTGTCACACCCCCAGTAAAGTTTACTGCTGTACTAGTACTACTACCTCTTCCAGTGACTAGAGCAAGAGTATCTGAACTACTAATTGTGAGTGTGTCGTTAGTAGTTACGGTACTAACACCGCTGCCACCAAGAATAGCTAGATTTTCTCCTCTACCAATGGTTGTTGCTGTGCTCGTGTCGTCTACAAGTACCCAATTCGTTGCGTCTACATATGATTTTGTTGCAGCATCACTACCACTAACTGGTGTTGCTAGTTGTGTAATAAGGTTACTGCTAGCACTAATATTACCAGCGGGATTTAATAGTAAATCACCACCACTTGTGCTTATTGTTTGTGTATTAATATTAATAAGATCTACATTTATTTCAGTAAACGTTCCTGTTGCTGGGGTTGTAGCGCCAATGGGTGTAGAATCAATAGCACCACCATTTATATCAACTGTAGTAAATGTACTTGTTCCACTACTTGTAATATTTCCTGTTACGTTGCCCGTAACATTGCCAGATAAAGCACCTGTTATTGTATCAGCATATACATTTGCCCAGGGTTTTCCCGAACTACCTATGTCATATGTACTTCCAGCATTTGGAATAATATTGCTGGTAAGGTCAGCACTAATACTGATGCTATCTGTATCACTGTCACCAATTGTAATGTTACCGCCAATGGTAACATTGCCAGTAACATCAATATTACCACTAAAATTACCATCTTGAGCGTATATGTCTCGCCAGCGTAAACTGGCACTACCAATGTCGTTTGTTTCTGTACTGCTGGGTACAAGACTACTATCAAATCTACCAGTCACTGTTACAGTGTCTGCTGTACTATCACCAATATCAACGTTGCCTTGAAGATCTGTGTTTCCTTGTACTGTTATGTTACCAGTATATGTTCCGCTGCCTGCGCTGACGCTGGTTATAACTAATGCTCCAAGTGTAGTTGTTCCAGTAACTGCTAGAGTACCTGTTAAACTGGTGTTACCATTTACGGCCAAATTTGTTTGAATAGTAGCATTGCCAGTTACAACAGTGTTTCCAACAAACAAACTATTACTTTCTACTCTAACTTGTCCTGTTCCGTTAGGATTTAATATAAGATTACTGTTAGTAATATCAGTTGTAATAGTACTACCACTAAAGCGCAGATTACTTAAACTATCACCACCTACTTCGTTATAGAGTTCACTAAAGTTACTGTTTATTTTTTGAAAAGCAACTCTTAGTAAATCACCTGTACCATCATCTTGGTTGGTGCCAATGTTAATTGTTTGTTTAGCCATTGGTCACTCCTTATGATACAGCAAAGTATGGAATTACGTATTGTGTTCCTTCAACTGCTATTTTTAAATATCCAGTTGGTGTTGCTGGCACTGCGGCGGCTGCGCCAGCTGATCCAACAGTGGCTTGTGTAGGTACACTAAAGTTTACTGTGCCATTTCCCGCTGGATCTAGATCAATGTTTTCGTTACTGTTCAGTGTGCTAATTTTGTTATCAACCAGACTAAGTTGGCCACCTATAGTAACTGTGCCGTTTACTGCTAGAGTATTACTGCTAAAAGTTAAATTACTGCTAAACTGAACATCACCGTCTGCGTCAACATATGCTAGTGCATTATCAGTATGATCAGTAAATCTCAGTTCACTAGCCGTTGCTAAAACTACACGACCTGTACCGTTAGGATCAAGTGTAATGTTTCCATTACTGTTTTCACTAATAACACTGTTGCCACTAAAGGCAAGGTTATTACCAGCGCCTGCTCCACTTACTGCATAAAGCTCGTTAAAGTTATCATTAATTTTATCAAAAGCAGTGCGTAGTGCGTCGCCTGTGCCGTCATTAGCTGATGTGCCAATGTTTATTGTTTGCTTTGCCATTTTTCATAGATCTCCTGGAACATTTTATATATTTATTTACATTTCAATCTAGCAGTGTGCTAAATATTTTTATGTTGATTGGAACTGAAAGATATTTGGGTACTTTTACTAGAACTAGAAATGGTAAAAAAGAAACTGTAAAAACTATAGGTACAAAATATATTCTACGCTGTAATTCTTGTAATATAGAATTTAAGAGAACAAGCAAGGAGTACAAAAGAGGTTCTGATACACACTACTGTAAAGACTGTTATAATAAAAATCTAGCACAATCAAAAAGTGCGCTGGCAAGGAAAATAAACAATTATGTTGAAAAAATTGATGCTAGTAGTAGCAAGCCTCTGGGTAGTTTTACAATCAAGTGATCTTTTTGGTCATAGTTTTTCTAACACTATAGAACATGTAAAAAAAAGTGTTTGTATAGTAACATTTCAACCTGGTACTGTAGTAATAGACAGTAAAGGTGATAAAATTTTAGAAAATCCTTTTGAAGATTTTTTGAAAAAGAAAAACCAATTGGAAGGAAGTGGATTAGGTAGTTGTTTTATAATTGAAGTTGAAAATAAAAAATATATTATTACAAATGATCATGTAGCAAATAGTAGTGCTAATAGTATACTCTATATAGTTTTCTACAACGATTTAAAAGAATACAAAGCTAAACTAGTAGGTACTGATAAAGTAAGTGACATAGCAGTGCTAGAAATGGAGGATGCCCAGGGTAAGATAAAATTGGAAACTGTACCACCTTTAGAATTAGGAAACAGTGACTTATCAAGACAGGGTGATCAAGTTTTTGCTATAGGGCATCCCATAGGACAACAATGGACAGTAACACAGGGCATAGTAAGTGCCATAAAAAAAAGAACATCAAACACCTGGCAAGAGGTAATACAAACTGACGTTAGTATTAATCAAGGAAATAGTGGTGGTCCTCTTTTTAACTCCAATGGAGAAGTTGTTGGTATCAATAGTTTTATAATAAGTCCAACAAGATCAGGCGGAAATGTTGGTATAAATTTTAGTGTTACTAGTAATAGTGCAAAATATATTATTAATACGCTAATTAAAGAAGGCAACGTTGCTAGAGGTAGATTAGGAGTAGCTTTTTCAGTAGATGTAAAACGAGGTGTTATCATAATCAAGGACATAATAAAAGATAGCCCTATGGACAAATCAGATTTTAAAGTAAATGACATTCTGGAAAAAATTAACGGAATAGAAATAAAAACTTTAGCTGATGTTGGTGTAGCTATGGATTATGTTAAACCCAAACAAGAAGTAGAAGTTCAGGTTTTACGAGGAGACATTAATATATTAACCACCATTGTTACAGACGAGGTTAAGTTTTAATGAAAATCTACCCACACACCGTTTGCATAACCTTGAAACTTATGGGTTGTAGTATTATATATAACGTCACCATTGCTAGAACTTAATGCATCCCTGGCACTAGTTGTATAACTAGCAAACTTACTTGCTGGTGCTAAATTTGCGCCACTAAAAAAGTTACGCACTTGTATCTTATCGCCACTTGCAGGTGCTTCATTAAATGTTAATGTAGTTCCGCTAATAGAATAGGTATTTGTTACTTCTTGAACGGTACCATTTATGCTTACAAGGGCAGAACCGGCTGTGGCTGTTTGACTTAAGGTAAATGCCGTAGTACTGTTGTCACCATCAAATTCATCAAAAGTAACTGTGTTTACTGCGCCTACACTTACCCAACTAGTTCCATTATAAACTTCAACTTGGCTATCAGTGCTGTTAAAGCGTATCATACCAGTCTGTGCTGTTGGACGTTCACCTGTTGTTCCTACTGGAATAATAAGTCCAGTGGTACTATCAATAGCAACATGGCCGGTACCAGCAGGTTCAAGTATAATTTCTTCGTTAGTAACAGTTGTTCGTATTCTGTTGTCTGTAAATGTAAAGGCACCAAGTTCACTAGCGTCTGCACCAACGCCAAATGTGCCTGTGTATCTAGATCCTGCAATATAGACACTCTTGCCTGAGAAACTTATGCCATTAGGTAAGTTTGTGCCAATAAAATGTAGTGTGCCTGACTGATAAGCAAAATACCATTCATCATCATTGCCTGAACCAGTAGCAAATACTTGTGTTCCACCGCTTGCAGCGGTTCCAGCACTACCACTGGTATGAATATAAACTTTAGCCTGATATGTTGAAGCAATTTCTGGTGGTATCCAGTATGTTTGTCCTGTTTTCCAAGTTCTATTTGCTGTGGCTGTACCGTCAAGTGTACATTCAATAGGACTACTTGTGGGGTAGACTGTTACAACACCAGTACTTGATCCTGGCTGAATAGCAGGAATACTGCTTGCTTGTTTCCAAACTTTGTCGCCACGCAATAATAGGGGGCTTGAAATAGCTTCGTTAGGTGCTTTTTTGTTAGCATTGGTATCTGTTTTAGTTGCACCAAAGCCTAGTTTTTTCCATAAGAAGTCAACTTTTTGGGTATCTGTAATAGCCATTAACTTGCAACTCCTACGCTAAGTGCTGTTACACTTTGCCCACTTGTTAGTGCAATACGCACCAGCACAACATTGCCTGTTGCGTTAGTACCGTTTTCACTACCTAATGTCATTGTGTAACCTCCACTAAGTGAAGTGCTTGTTGCTATTCTGTCACCTGAAGTAAACGCACAACCATCACTGCCGTTACCACCGTTGCCTGTATTACTTCCTGGTACACCACTGCCGCCGTATGTTGTACTTGCATCTAACCAACCATTAAGACCACTTGCACTGTCAATAGCAGTGCCAGGCGCTGCAATCCAAAGTCCTGCAATGCCACTGCTTGTAATGTTAATATCAAAGTTAGCCATTGTAGTTCTACGGAATGCAAATGTAAAGTATTGTGTTCCTGTATCAGCACTGCGATCTGGACCTACTGGCAGGAAGCCTGTGCTATAATCTGTTACATCATATTTAAGAACACCCAATCTAATAGTTGCTTCTTTGGTTCCTTCAACACCTGGATCTGCACTTTCAGTATAAGGACTGTTTGTGTAGAAGTTTGTAGCACCATTGAATGTTGGTGTATCTGTAGTTGCTGCATTAAAGTCAAATATGCGAACACCGTCGTCATCAAATCCAGCACCTAAACTATCGCTTACTGCAATAGCAATTTCACTAATACCGCTCTGCGCTGCGGTATGCACTTGAACTTTTCCAGTAATATTAGCATAACTACCAATGCCGTTAGCGTTTCTTGCACGAATTTGTAATTGCTCAACTGTTCTTACACTAGAGCTTGTTACAGGAATACTCAAGTTACCAATAGCATATGCTGAACTCACGCCAGTGTCTACATTTGGAATACCATCTGTAAGCATACTACTAGCACCATCAATGTCAGCATATGTATAATCTTGTCCAGTAATTGCTGCGCTGCTTGTCCCTTCGGCATTTGTGCCACTGTCAATCTCAACGATATTTGTTTGGTTAGTGTATGCTTGACCTGTCAAATCATCTATTGTTGTACCAGCAAGTTGTAGTGTAGGCGAACCTGTGTTGTAATAAGGAATACCTGAAATATAACGCTTGCTACCACCCGAACTTTCCGTAAGTGTGCCGCTGTCAGCAATATTTGGTGTTAATGTAACATCATCATGCAAAACATGTACATAGTTTGTATTGCCTGTTGCGTCATGTGTTAATCGTTGAGCGTTTAGACCTACACTATAACCTGTTAATGCTTTTGTAATTTTAGCATCAAACACCTGGTAAAAATTACTTGGGTAACTTCCATTGATGCTGTTGTAATCAACTTGCTGTGAAACTACAAGGCTTGTAAATGTTCCTGTTTCCCCAGTGGTAGTAGTAAATGTTTTTGTGCCATCATTTACAGCATTAATTTCTGCTGCTAGTGTACCACTTGCACCATTGTAAGCATTGTCAACTGTACTTGTGTCAATAGTACCGCTAGTGTAACGTCTAGCTGTTGATGTGTTAAGAGCAGTGCCTGCTGTCAGTGTACTTGCTGCACCAGTATTGTCATCAAATCCTGCACACAATACTGGCAATGTTCCTTGAGCAGCATCGCTAAGTGTTATACTCTTTGTGCTTAGGTTTGCAGGTGCACTTGGTGTTGCTTTTAAAGTAAATGTAATGCTAGTATCTACATCTGTTTGTGCAGTTATGTCTGGAGTTCCATTTGCTGTAAATGATAGATTGTAAGTGCTTGCACTTTCACCTGCATAATCATGATCTAGTGTAGCACCTATACTGCCAGGACTTGATCCATCTTCACTTGGTGTATCGTTTGTGCTGCCGTCTGCCCAGTTGTATACATAATCATCTGCATTTTGAGAAGTGTTTGTAGCACGAACTAGAGCACGGTTGTTGCCAAGTAAATCAGTAAAGTCATAAATTGTATACTGATTATCGCTGCTACCATTACTCACTGTCACTGCGGTACCAGCAATGTTTGCCCTTACATCTGGTTCAACATGTACTGTAAAGTTAGAACTAATAAAAGGTGAACTTGTGTGACTACTAATAACTCTCAAGTTACCAGTGTAGTCAACTGCTACACCGTTTGCTTGGTTAGAAGAGCTAAGTGTATACGTGTGTGCTATAGTATTACCAGTATCACCACTGCTACCAGATCCAACGTTTACAGTTGTATTACTTGTACCATCACCCCATTGATACTGATATTGTAACCCATATGTTGCAAAACTACCAATGGTTGCTTCTGTATTATTTGTAAAGGTAACAACGTGTCCGCTGGTGCCTTCTTCGTTCACACCACTGTTATCGTCTAGTGTCACGCTTGGAGTATGTGTGTCATATATAGTATAGGTGTTAGTTGTGTTTGTAGGTGTTACACCAGGCGTTGCTGTACTGTGACTATCCAGCGTAAGTCTTACGGTACGCTGTACATCTGTTTCAGAGCTACTTGTAAATGTATGAGCAAGTCTTGCGCCAGCTGTACCGCCTGCTGAACTGTCATTTGTAATTACATCGTCGCTTTCGCTATCACCCCAGTCCCAGGTAAACTGAATTGTTGCACCACCAATGTTTGTTGTATTGTTTTGGAAGTATACAGTATCGCCGTCGTCCCATTGTGTAATAGGAGAACCGCCACTTGAGGCTGCATATGCTGCAAAACTTACTACAGGATTTGCAGTGTAAATTGTAATATAACTTGCTCTAGTTTTACTTGCTTCACTGCCAGTACCACTACCGCCATTGTTGTATGCTCTAACAGTTACATCAAAAGGTGAACCAACATTTGTACTATATGTGTGAGTTGGTGTGCTATCTGTTGTGCCTGTGGTAACACTTCCATCGCCCCAAGTAATATCATATCTATTAGGATTGCCGACACTGGTAATAGTAAGTGTTACTACCAAACCAGCACCACCTGTTGTTTGATCTGCTGTAAAATCCGTGCTTTTAACAAAGGTATTATTACGAACATTCTCAACCATTTCATTGAGATCATCAATAGCATCTGTTACTTTTACGCTGCTTGTCCAGCCTGTATAGGCTGCTGGACTTGTGAGATCGCTATCAGTCGGAGTACCTAGTGTAATCTGCATACCAGTGCTAATAGCACCGCCACTTACTTGGCTGTCTACATATGCCTTCGTTGTAAGGTCTTGAGCATTAGTTGGATCAGCAGCATTTACAACCTTGCTGCTATTAACATTAACATTACCAGTTCCACTAGCAACTAGAACAATATCGTCATTACTCCTTGTAGCAGTAATTTTATTATCTGTAAGTTGTAAACCATCAACAGTAAGAGCACTGCCATCAAATGTAAGCAGAGCACTATCTTGTAATTCCCCACTAGCACCAGCATATACAACTCTTGTATTTGTTAAGTCTGTAACATTAAGACTAGTAAGTTGTCCTTGTCCGTCTACTGTGAATAATTGGGAAGGGTTGGTTGTACCAATACCGATACGGCTGTTGGTGTAATCAACTACTAGGGTATCTGTATTAAACGCAAGATCTAAGTCTCGTTCTAGATTTGCTCTAAGAGCCTTGCCGCCAATACGACTAATAGCCATACTTGTTCTCCGCTATCTTGCGCTCACCATGCTAACATCCGAGGTGACAGGGTGCTGTTAAGTTTATTTATGTTATATTGGACTTTATCCAGATGTTACAGAATCATATCCGTGAATAACAGTAATAGTTTCTGCTGCGCCAGGAGGACTTGTAAAGGTAATAGTTGTTCCGCTAAGTGTATAAGCACTGGCTGGATTCTGATAAACGTTGCCAACCGCAACTACGATACGTTGGGTTTGGTTGCTGGTTACACTTGTGCTCATTGTAAATGCTACAGTTGATCCGTCGCCTGTAAATGAGTCTTGTGTAATACTCGCAAAGCCTGTGTTTGCTACACTAACAAATGACGTTCCATTATAAACTTCTAAACTGCTTGTATCTAAATTAAAACGTAGTTCACCAGCTACAGGAACATTACTTCTCTCTGCTGTTGTTCCTACTGGGACACTTAACCCGCCGCCGTCAAGTGCCTTTACACTAAAAGTTGGATCTTTTACTTTAACAAATCTAGGCATGATTAGATACCTACATAACTTACTGTAGCGTATATACTGTTTATAGCACTAGCTGTTGCTTGAATAGTGTCACCATTTGATAACACAATTTTTTCAATGTTTAAAATATAGGTATCAGCAGCATCAATACTTAAATTTTTAATAATCTGTGTTGATGTGCCTGCACTGCCGCCGTTAGGCACAACATAAACGTCTAGTGTTCTTGCACTAGCGTCATTATTCATAAAGAAAATAACAGTAGTAGCACTACTGCCACTTGATGTATAAATTGTAGTTGCTGAATTTGAAACTAGTTGTTGCGCTATAGCCATTATATTTAATCCTTAAAATATTAATCCATAAACGATGGCTTTACTTTTACTTACCAGTTCGTCACTAGTGCTACCATCTACAAAAAACAATCCGGTGCCACCGCCACTGGCTGTGTCCGCATAAAGAATAGTTGAGCCAACTGCACTACTGGGGGTACTTGCTTGATCATTTAATTTAAGTGGCCCTGCGGCAGTAACTCTGCCTGATCCGTTGGGTATCAGCTGAATGTCTTCATTGCTATTAGCACTGACTATGTTAAAGTTATTTACTTCTAGATCACCACCTAGTTGTGGTGATGTATCATCAACTACTTCACTTCCGCCGCTTACAGATGTTGCTACTATTGCAAACGTAGACCCACCATCGTAGCTGATTTTCCACTTGTCATCATTTTCATCAAATACTAACCAAGAATTGCTAGTACTTCCACGTTCAACTTCTAACCCACTGTATCTACCAGTGACACCAGCACCAGATTCACCATCATTTAAAATAATCTGACGATCGGAAATAGCAGTATTTGTAGTAGTAACAGTCGTTGTTGTTCCTGTTACAGTTAGGTTTCCTGTAATCTCAGTATCAGCCAAAACAATAAAGTCACCGGAGGGATCCAGTGTTAAGTTTCCTGTTACTCGCTGAGTTCTAGCCATAGATTATACCTGTTCTATACGATTTTAAATATTTATCATAGATTTAAACTTGTCTACAGATTGTATTTCAAAATTAGGATATGTTTTCCAGATTTCAGGCGTATACATTAAAAGTGGATTAACATGAACTATCCTTGTAGTGGGAAATTCTTGTATGATTTCTTGTATTTGTCCTTCCCAGTTACCATGAAATGTGGGTTCACTATTGCTAGCTTTGTAGTTTAGTGTATCAGCATACAAATTGTTTATATACATACTGTCACTGACAAGGTCCATGCCTATCATAAAACAATAAGCAAACCCATCAATACAAGCCTGTGCTAGTGCATTACTACCGCTGCTATATCCTTGCCATCTAGAACTTAGCGCCCGACTTTTTACACCAGGTTTAATGTTATTTTCTCTAGTGTAGTGAATATGATTATCTGGGTATCCACTGGCTATTATTTCACTGCTTATTCCAGGGTCTGTACTTATTAATACATCTACTTGTTCAGTACGATAAACAGCATTACAGGCATATACTGATCCCCGATTTCTCAGATCAGAAATGTTAAAAGCTCTGCGTGTTTTTCCGTTACCAAGTATAAAAGCAAATTCAGTCATATCATTAAAAAAGGTTACAATACATTATACTGTAACCTTTTTTTGTTTGTCAAGACTTAATACTTGAACTTATGCAGTTACAATGATAAATCTACCTGGCTGATTAACATCACCAATAGCATATGTACTGGTGTCAATTGCAACAGCTGATTCACCTGTATTAACCCACTGTACACGATCGCCTACTGCAACCTGTGAACCTGTGCCTAGAGCGCCAATTTCAATCCAGTTAGGACTAACACGGCTTACAAAGTAAGTGCCGCTTGCACTGTCTGTTGCTGTTAGCTGGCACTCGCCTGCAGCCAGTGAGCCACTGGCTAGTGGACGAAGTGTGCATGTGCCTGTACCTTGTACAGTTGTGACACGAAAACGGTGTGTACCTTTTTGTTTTACAACTGATGTGTTTACTGCACTACTGCCGCCATCTGCTTCAGGAATATAAGCAATCATACGAATCTGCTGACCTGTGCCGGCATCTGCACCAATTGCGCCTGTGTGAAAGTTACCATCAACTGTTTCTGCTGTTCTTAATGGTCTACCCATTTGTTTTCTCCTTTCAAGAAGTCCGATCCTGGTTCTACCAGGTACGCGGTGGTGTCCGCATAAGTCTAGTTTATAGACAATGTATTTATAGACTTTGCAATATAATTTTAGTCAACAAAAAGGGGAAGCATTTCTGCTTCCCCAGTCTGTTTTTGAGCTTACGTTTAGGTAAACTGCAATGCTTTTTTTTTTATTAGCTAAAGCTAATATTTTGCATGGCAACTTCGCCAACGTAATCACCAGCATTACCAAGTGATGATGCAGTGTTTGACAACTCCACATATCCATACCTGGTCATAAAGCTAACTACTGGCTCAAATGTTGCTGGATCTAGTACTGTACCAGAGCTCATTAGTGGGACGTATGGGCAATAGAATGCTGCTGCGTCTGTTTCACTTTGACCCTTGTAACCAACTAGTACTGCTTTACTGTCGCCGGCATAACCGTCAACATAAATGCGCATTGCACCGTTGAGTGTACCAACGAACTTGGTGTTTGTTGGTGCTTCGAAAGTACCTTCAGTTGTACGAGCAAAAGCTGAAGTGCTTGCACTCTGTAGAACTGTTAGTGCTTCCTGGCTAACAACTGCCCAGTTACCTGCACCACGACGTGTGCGCTGTGCAATCTTGTTGGCTGTGCGGTTGATTAGCACTGCTAGAGCAGCATGCTCATCACCAACGTATGTGGCTGTACCACTTACTGCGGCCTGGTTGAAGGTTTCTTCTGTGGCAGCTAGGCTGCGTAGAGAAGCTAGAACTTCCTGGTCGATTTCTGCGGTGATTTCCTGAGCAAGAGCGGCCATGATTTCGGCTTCAACGTCGATACCATGCATGCTCTGTGCGTCTTGAGCTGCCTCGAATGTCCAGCGAGCTTGTAGCTTTCTGGTCTTGGCTTCAACAGGCTGCTTTAGGATCTGGATGCTGATCTTGTTACCACCATCACCTTCCATGGCGGCTGTTGCGCCGGCACGACCTGTGCTTGAAGTAGCTGATACAGTACCAGAATATGCTGTAGCAATTTTGAATGGGCTAAGAGCTTCATCACCTGCTACTGTATCTGTTCCGAGGTCACCAGTTGCTGTTGAAGTAACTGCTTCTGCGTAACGAACACGTAGAGTGTGGATCTGGCCAACTGGGCCCTGCATTGGTTGAACACCAACGATTTCGTTGGCGATAACTGTTGGCATAACACGGCGGATAACTGGTAGAATAACACGGTTAAGTGTAGCTACGTTACCTGCTGCGGTTGCGCCGGTAGATGCAGATTCTGATAGATACCGCTTGGTATTTTCAAGAATTACTGCCATGCTGCTGCGGCGATTGCCTTCTAGACCTTCTAGAAGAGCATCTTTTGTTTCGCCCCAACGGCTTTCTAATAGTACGTTTGACATTTTTGTCTCCTCTAGTACTTTATTTTAAGCCTGCCAACTTGCGAAGCTCAACAATATTACTTGTATCAGCCTCTACAGGTTGTGGTGTTTTTACTTCTTTGTTTCCAGTTTTTGCTACACGACTTTCAGCTACCATCTTCTTTTCAGTTTTTGGTGCTTTGCCGTCTAGTACAACTGGAAGATAACGATCATATGCAGCTTGTAGCTTGCTTGTTTGAACGCTTTCTAGAAGGTCACGCATTACTGCGCCTTTTTCTTTATTGAGTGGCTTCATGAGATTTGCCATAATTTCTTTGCGCAGGGCAGATTCGTTAATAGCTTCAATTTCATGCTCTTTGCTCTCAATAATGTGTGATTTCTCAGCGATTGCAACTTTTGCTTCTGTTAGTGCTTGCTCTTTTTCTTCAATTGAACGTTTTAAATCTTTAATTTCTTGATTTTCATTGAGATAACTTACACTAAATTCACTTGCAAATGCTTCGAAAATTTTACGACCAAAGTTATTTGCTTTGGCTGCTTCGATATCTTCACGTAGTTGAGTGATCTCAGCATTTAGATTATCAGTAACTGCTTCTTTGACAAGTTTGCTGCTATTGTCAATAAACTTTGATTTAATCTCATCAAACTTGCTACGTGCTTCTTTTACAAGACGAACCTTGGTTTCAACAACATCTTGGCGATCTTCTTGGAACTCAATGATCTCTTTGGCAAGTGCTTCTGTAATAAAGGCTTCTATCTTTGCTACATGTTCTGCTTGCTCTGCACGATCTGCTTGAAATTCTTGAATTTCTTCAGCAAGTTGATTTACTAGAAACTTATCAAAACTTCCGGAAGTTTCCTGCATACGTGCTACAAACTTAGCACGGTCTTCTGCAAGACGCTTCTTTTCTTCCTGAATAAGTTCTAGTTCACTTGTTAGATTTTCAGTTACCATACGATCCAAGGCTTCAACCATTACACTCTTATCGTGCTCATAGCGTTGAGCAAATTCCTCACGGAGCTCTACTCTGACCTGTTCTTTAGTTTCTGTTAACTTTGATTCCCAGGCTTCTTCTATTTGAGTGCGGGTCTCTTCGTTGATCAGGTCGCTATCCAATAATGGTTTGATAGCATCTAGCATCTTTGTCTCCTAGATCTTTAGGTCCTTGATAAGACGAACTACTTCGTCTTTCAAGTATTTTTGTACTTTAGCATTGCCATTTGCTTCTCTGGCAATCTCAAGGACATTGTGCCCATGGTGCATATTAAGTAAGCCTTCGTATATGGCTTTAGGATATGCATTTGGAGCACTGGGTTGTGCCACAACGTCAACTGTGACAATCTCGAAGTCGGAAACATCACCAGTAGATTCTGCAACGTTGCCGCTGCCTCTACTACTAACGCCCAACTTTACCCCACTTTCTAACATGGTCTTAACTAACTGACCCATTGGAGTGGGTAAAACTTTTAATTTTCCATAGCCGTTTGGGCCGTCCATCCACATTTCAGTAATCATGTGGCTAACACGATCTAAATTAATCTTTAAGTCGTCTGGATGATCAACTTCACCAAGAACACTGTTTCCTGATGTAATTTGATCGTTGAGCTGCTTAACGGCATTGGAAATTTCAGTGACAGGGTAAACACGCTGGTTGGCGTTCTTTACCCCGCCCTGAATACAAATGCCTTTCATATAGAGATCCTTGCCCTCGTTAGCAGTTTCTGTAACCATACGAGCTTGATCGAAGGTAAGGTGTTCTCTTAGGTAGTTCATATATTGTACCTACCTTATGCCTTTTTCATAGTTGCGCCTTTTGGATTGGCTGCATCTGTTTGAACTTTTGGCTTCTGTGGTGTAACTTTTTCACCGTCTCCGCCTTGATTAAGGTTTTTAGCATTAGCGGCATTACCAATTGGGTTTTTACCAGCAACTGGACCGGATTTGCCGTCACCTTCTTCTGAATTGGAAGGAGGTGAAACTTTTTCCTTGTACTCGCGAACCATTTCATCAGCCATCTCATCTTCTGACTCGTCGTCCATGTCATCCATGTCCATGTCTGACTCATCGTCGTCCATGTCCACTTCTTCATCATCCATGTCCATGTCCATTTCTGGTTCGTCATCGTCACCAGCCATAATTCTTTCAAATTCTGCTTTGAGTTCGTCAAGAGCGTCTTCGAGATCAACAACACGATCCTCTAGCTCTTCATCGTCGTCGTCGTGACCTTCGATAGCAAGACCTTGTTCGTCTGCTTCGATGTCGTCGATGTCGTCGATCATGTCATCAGCAGCATCGCCACCTAGCTCTGCTTCATCAAAATCATTCTCTTCAATTTCTTCTTCCGCCTCATCGACTACTTCTTCTTCGTCTAGGGCTTCATAAATTTCACGGCTCTTTTCCACTACGATTTCATGAAAAAGATCTCTTGCTTTATCACTTTCTTCACTAATGATAAGCTCAATAAGTTCATTAAATTTGTCGCTCATAAATAGGGCTCCTTTATGTTAAGGCATTTAGTTTATTTAACTACACACTTTATTTATGTGTAATTAAGAGCATTTTTTGAGTCAAAAAGGAGATTTTACTGGGCTGGGGCGGCAGGAGCAGAAAATTGTTGCTTGATTTTTTTAATATTTTGCTGATATTCAGAAATTTTTACATCATTAAGTACACGCAAACGATTAATCTGCTCTAGAGTAAGGCGGGTTTTTCTGGTATCTGTTTTTTCAGCTTTGCTAGCATCAGAATTCTGATCATGAAGTTTATCTTCTGTTTTTGTATCAGATTCTTTAATAAAGTCTTTAACGTACATAACTATCTCCAAGTATATTTATGTACTGGGAACTTCTGTAGGCGGTGGCGTTCCTGGAATAGGACTTTGTGGTGCTCCAGTTGGGCCACCAGGCTCACTTGCTCCAAGATCAGCTTCACCTTCAGCACCTTCACCTTCGGGTGTTTCAAGATCAGGTGGCATAAAGTTTTCTAAGTCAGTTTCTAATCCACCTGGTGTAATACCAACACTACGCATGTTTGGCATATCTGCTTCAACATCATCTAGATTCTCTTCTCTCCAGAGCTTAGTGTTTTCTGACATTTCTTCTTCACTGAGACCCAGGAAGCGTTGTAGTAAGAAACGTTTACTCAAATATGGATAACCTTCCAGGCTGGTAAATGTATTAATTCTGGTTCCATCCATTTCAACTTCACGATACTTGCTGAAGTTTTGTGGTTCGTTAAAGCGTAGCTCAAAACTACTATTATCCAGTTCAAAACCTCGCCACTTTAGAAACATTTTAAATTCTCTGTCAAATGTTTCTGCAATTAAACGCTGAAGTCGTTTACAATACTCATTAAAACGATACTCTTGAATCAGAGCGGTACCAACTCTGCCATCAGTGTAACCAGCTGGTGATTCATCAGGTCCGGTAGGCAAGTAACTGCTGGGTATTCTTAGTCCACGATATAGTTTGTTGGTAAAGTATTTCAAATCATCAATTTCACCAAGATTAGTTCCACCTGGTAGTGTTTCAACTTTTGACCCTCGACCTTCTGCTGTTTGTGGAAAGAAGTAATCTTCATTAATACTAAGTGGATTATAAGTTGTATCCATGATGTTAGCGCCGCCGCCTGTTTGACTAGGAATACGACGCTGATGAATTTCATTTTTAACACGCTCAACAAAGGCCATAGCCATGTGTGCTGGCATATTACCAACATCAACATAAAATACTCTACGCTCTGGAGCTCTTTGGATACGGTAGATAATAATAGCATCTTCAAGCAGTTCTTTTTGCTTGTAAACTTTAAAAATATTTTCTAGTATACTATTACCAAAAGGCCAGTTAGCGTCCAGACCTTCTGTTAAACTACAATGTACAATGTGTTCTGCTTCTACCGCAGTTTCATTTACACTGCGATCAAATCTTCCCTGACTACTGCTCTGGCTTGTATATATGTTACTGGGCTGTATATAACCACTTTGTTTGTGATCGCCTGATCTGTGAAAATCATCGCTGTAGTTTAACTGAGTTGCTGTAAGATTTTCAAAGTTAGGATTTATATCTTTGAGCACATACTGCTCAGGCTTTTTGCCTTCGCTCTCATTAACAATCACTTTAGTGACTTTTGTCATCTCTACCCAGAACCATTCAAAAGTTTCTGGGTCTCTGATAAACACCTGATCACCGTACTTTAGAACGTTCCGGAAAATCTTGAATGTTCGTTTGTCAAATTCGTTTAAGTTATTCCAGTTTACAAGTTGTTTTCTGATAGTTTCTATTTCACTGTCACTGGGATCTTCGTGGAAGTGAACATCAAAAACTGTGCCATTTTCTACATTTGTTTGTGTACAGAATTCAGCAATAATATCCAGCGCAGCGTTTACTTCACTGTCGACATCCATGTTTTCATACTGGGCATAACGAGTAATACGATTTGCATGACCAACGTAAACTTCAGGTAGATGACTAGCATAATGACTGTATTTTAGATCTGAACTATTACCAGGCCCTGCGTTTGTCAGGGGGCTGGCATTCACAGTCTTAAAATATTTTTTCCACGACATTTTTAAATTTTCCTTCCACTGATGGTGGGAGTATCTTTATCACAAAAGATAATTTTAATGCCGTTATTGTACCATCTGTTCATAATATATTATAGCACCTTTATACTATTTACGCAAATTAAGCTACGGCCCGTTCTATTTTCTTGTTACCGTCTTCTATTGTTTGGGTCATTATTTTGAGTAATTCATTATTCTCTTTTAAAGCATATAATAAATCATTATTCCCGGTATTTTGTTCGTTTAAGTTTTTGTCTGTCCCTGCTTTTATTGATTGAGCTAAAACACGTAAATCTTGTAAAACTTCTTGGTTAGCATCACCAAAAGTATTTTTATTTGACAGTTCAGCTTTTGCTTCTTCCAGATTTGCTACAGGTTTAATAACTTCCATGCCATGAAATTTTATTTTTCCTACTGCACCTGACATTGGTGCATTAATAATTCCACCGCGGGCGGCACTGCCGTCTTCTTCGGATTGGTCACTACCTGGCATCTGGCTACCCGTCCCAACGCCGCCGCGGGCAGCACTGCCGGCTGGATTGGATTGGTCACTACCCAAAAAATTAGATTTAAACCAATCCGAAATAAATTTACCTGCTTTTTCAATTCTTCTAGTAGGTTGACTTTTACCGCCTATGCCTACTGCTTGAGCAAACTTCTCCACTGCTGTTTCAAAGGTACCAGTACTACTTGATAATTCAGTAGTAAAAGTTTGCAAAGCACTAGTTAAACCAGCAGTCTTGTTCGCGATGTCTCCGAGAATTTCATTTGATGCCCCACTATTTGTTAAAGCAACGGTACCTTGTTCCAAGGCCGTTTGTGCAGCTTGACCAAAGTTTCTCAGTTCATTAGTTATTTTTTGCATACCTGAGACGTCGTCACTTAATCGTGCCATGTCTTCTCTAATTTTCGCTACGCCTTCATTTCTAAACTGGCCAACTGTATCAGCAATCTTTGGCAAACTGTCTTTAATTGTGTTAATATAAGCATTACTGTGAGCAACACCAACCATTTGTGCTGCTAATTTAGCGTTTTGTTGCATCTCTGATTGGATGCGATCATCTTTTTCCATGTTTGCAAACATCTGGCTTACGCCGTCCGCACTAGCAGCACCAGCTCGCAAGTTAGTAGTTAATCCTTGTAAATGCCCAAAAGCAGCCTGATTCTGATCTGCGAACATTAAACCTTCTTTGCTTACAACTTGACCATGTGCTATTAACTCGCGGATTACTTGGCCTGCTGCCGGCCCAAACTTTTCAGTAGCAGTAGTTATAGATTGCAATGCTATCTGCTGCTGATCTTTGTTTAGAGTCATTATTGCTGCACGGCTATCAGCATTCATCATTTCTTGTTTCTGTAACTGTCGTTGCTGATCAATGGTTGTGCCTGTCATTTGGGATAGTGTTTTAAGTTCTCTCTGATAACTGGCCATGCCTATAACTACGTCATTTGTATTCAACTGATCTATTTTAACACCTTGCCTGGCTAACATCCCAGTGTAGTCTGCCATGGCAATTGCTTGATCTGTAATACTCATACCCATTCGCATTAGATCTTTTGAAAAATTGCTTTGTCTTAATCCATTACTAAATCTTGCAAAATCCTGACTACCTCTAAGCGTAGTACCACCAAATTTACTTAACCCTTCGCCTGCTTTGTTGGCTACCTCTGCCAGTTGACCAAAAGTTAAACCAGACTGTCCTGCTATTTCTCCAAATTTGCCTATATCATATCCAAAACTAGCACCAGATTTTTGAGCAGTATCAAAAGCATCTACCATATTAGCAATGTGACCAGTAATAGCGCCAGCTGCTACTCCTGCAACACTACCTAATAAAGGTATACTTTTTACAGCAGAACTAAATGCACCACCAACAGCAGTTAATCTTGAACTTAACGTGTCGCCAGAAGTACTTAAAGCCCTGCCCATGCTAGCACTAGCTGCCCGCATATTTTTACTTGCTTCGTTTGACCACCTCTGAACAGCGGCGACGCTGTTTTCCATAGCACTTGCGCTCATACCAGCAGCGTTAGCTACAGTTTTTAATGCCCCTGCTGCTTTTCCAGCAGTTGCGTTGGCATTCCTCAATCCTGTTAAATTATACCCTGCGGCTTTTCCCAGCTGTGACAGATTATTATTAATAGCTTGAAGCGTAAACTCTTCAGCAGCATTATTAAGCGTAATGGGTTGCCCACCTAAATCTCCAGTTACAGCCATATTTCTAAAAACCCTATTATATGCGTATATAAATACAATATACTACATTTATACTAGTATTTATTAGGAGAAAAAGCAGTGAACGAACCTGTTAATCCAAATCTAGAAGCGGCAGTGGATCCCAGACAAGCATTATCTAGATATATTAGACAACCTCAAATTTATATTACACTACCCAGTGGTGGCAAGTATTGGCCAGCTGGTAGCTTGGAAATGCCTATTAACGGTGAAATTCCCGTATTAAGTATGAGCAGTTATGATGAGCTTGTTTTAAAGACACCAGACGCACTGATGAATGGGCAGAGCGTTGTAGATATAATACAAAGTTGTATTAGGAATATCAAGGACGCATGGGCAATGCCTGTTGTAGATTTAGATTATTGTTTAATTGCTATACGTATTGCTAGCTATGGTGAAAGCATGGGATTTACCAGCACCTGCACCGGCTGTGGTGAATGGAATGAATACAACATTGACTTAAAAAATTTTTTAAACTTGCCAGTTGATATGGCACGTTATGAAAAAATTGTAGAATATGATAACAATTTAAAGATTAAAATTAAACCTAGATCTTATAGAGACGCAAACCAGGCAAATCTGGAAGTTTTTGAACAACAAAGAATTGTTAACATAGTCCAGGACGATAGCATGGATGAGCAGACTAAACAGCAAAAGTTTAATGAAGTTTTTAAACGTTTAACTAGTTTAAGTTTAGCAAATATAATAGGCAGCGTAGAATACATTGAGATCGATGGTACAAAAGTTACACAAAAACCTATTATTGAAGAATTTATAGCAAACACTGACCTAAAAGTGTACAGAAAAATACAAGAACACCATAACATTACACAGGAAGTTATACCAGATAAGACTGTAAAAACTACTTGCCCAGAATGTAATCATAGCTATGAAATACCATTTACATTTGATCACGCAAATTTTTTCGCATTAGCCTCTTGAGTCAGAGCAACAACGATATTATAAAAACTCTTGAAGGCATGGATCAAGAGGCTAAAGATTACAAAAAAAGATTACTTGAACTCTGCTGGTGGATGCGGGGCGGAATTAGTTATACCGAAATGCTAGAATTAGCTGTTTCGGATGTTGCTGTTCTAAGTGATATTATTAAAAGTAATTTAGAGACTACTAAAAAAACCGGTGTTAATTTTATTTAATCTTTTTTAATGAAATCTTTGGGGTCAAGCGTAACTTTCCCATTCATACTATGTGGGGATTCACTTTCATGGTGAAGTTCAAGTACACTTTTCCACTCAAACTTATATCCTAAATCTTGAGCAATATTGCAAAATTCGAGAAATGCACTTTCTAATTCTACTACTTCTCTTTTGTTCATAATTATATCTCCATTACCCTTAAGAGTAAGAGTATTTAATATCTGATATCACAGTTATTATAAGTTATTTTTATTATTTCTGTCAACCAGACACGGATGAACTTCGTTCATCCAAACACTCACTATCGTTCGTGTTTATTTTTTTTTGTTTTGATATTCACCAGAAGTTCTAGTCAGACGGAACCAACTCTGGGTTCCGTCGCTAAAAAGACATTCACCGTCATTATCTAGCCGAGCAGAAGTAGGTATTTGTAGCACTCCAGGGACTCTGACCTTTTCCCACCTACATCGATAAACAACGTAATCTTGGTGTTACATTATTAGTGATTAATGTAATACGATGATTACTTTGCTCCTGCATCCTCGTTCCCTTTGACACAGTGTTTAGGAGTATTGCCTGCAACTCGCCAGATCTAGCCGCAATTACGCTGCTTCAAGGCGTTGATTCAAGGTTGCTATGTGAGCCTATTTGTTTGATTCATTAATTATGTGCTGGCTTTGATGAACACGAACTCTTATGTGTCCGTTGTAGTATTCATCTGATTCCAAAACACGGTGCCTGAACTGTTCTCTTGCTTCAAGGTAACTGCACTCTGCCTTGCTGTAACAATAGTAGAGTATTTCACGCTTGAAACGTTCTGTGCCTAGTTGTTTTATGTCTGCCAATAATGCGTCTGATGAGCCGTAGTATGTTTGCCAGTCTGAGTCTACTTTTTCTCTGATACGTTTTTTCTTCTTTGTGCCATTTTTAAGTGTTACCATACGATACTTGGTTTTTGCAAATTTTGCAAGTTTTTTTCCAATATATTTTCTGCCTGACTCAAGATTAGTAATAATGTAGACAAAGCCCACGCAATCTTCTGGTAGTTCTAGGATAGGGGTGTCTTTGTAGTACCATGACATGTATATTATATAGCATGCGTTTTTCTAATCTCAGTGTTTTTTGAATCATCTACGAAAATACAAATTAAGACTATTTTAATTGAACTTCTCTCTGCCATTGGCTCTTAAAACTATTTGTTTTAGCTGAACATGTTTCATAACAAATTTTATTAGGACTATTGGTGTTCCAAGTTTTTTTAACATCAGACACCTGTAGCGTATTATCTAATTTATTACCTAACCAACAACAGCCATGCATATTTCCCCTGGCGTCAATATATATACTCTGTTCTTGTTCTGCCATACAAAAAATTTCACCACGATCAACTATAGGATTAGTCCACCCAGATGGAAATTCTAAGCCAGCAATATAAGGACGCTTGCTAACTTTTGCCCTAAACCAAGTAAAACCAAGATCTTTTGCTAGCTGTTCACAAGCATAAACCTGGTGTTGATTATGTTTATAAACCAGCATATCCCAGTGTGCACTGCCGCCTGCATTAATAAAAGAAGCGCAGTTCTCCATGAGCTTTTGCCAGTTAATGTTACGTCTATAAATGTGATTAGTATCCTCCAATCCATCAATACTAAAAACGACATAGTCATAGGTTTGGTTAAAGATGCAAGCCAGCCTATACCACCAATCTGGAGATTGCAAACCGGCATTGGTATTCATGCCTAGGACTATTCCTGTATTAATATTTCTAAAATATTCATAAATTTCCAGTGTATGCTTTCCAGCAGCGGGATCACCATAATTTCCACACATAAACATTTTTTCCAGTTTAGAAATACTGTCAACCGATAGCAATTTAGATATTTTTTCAATGGTTAAATGATTATGTTCTTTTTTATTAAATTTTGGATTTGTTTCCCTAGCACACAGCGGACATGCTAATTGGCAAACATCGGTAGACTCTAGATGTAAAACCTTCATACCACTTCTACATCCGTATCGTAACTAGTATAGCCGTTTTCCTTGATGACTTTGAGTATATTATTAACCCTGCCAGCAAGTTCATCCTTGTGACTAACAAGCCATACGCTCTTGTTACGATCACGGCTCATCTTCTTAAGGGCAGCAAGTGCGTTTTCAACACCACTAGCATCCATACCACTGTCTACAACCTCGTCGATAAACAAGAGATTGATAGGATGGTATAGGCTTTCCCAGACGTCCCTAAATGCCCAGCTCAAACTTAGTATAAGTCTGTTACGCTCACCTCTGCTCAAGTTATCAAAGTCCAAGTCACGGCCTAGTTCTTGTATTTCTACACCCAAATCATTCATAAAACGAACACTGTGAGGCAAGCCCATGCGTCCCAAATAGTATGTTAGTCTTGTGTTAAGGAACTGTAAGTTCTGATCAATGATACGTTTGCGTATAAAACTGTCTTTGTTTGTTAAAAGTTTGAGAAGAAAATCCTGGTGTTCTTTAACCTTTGTAAGGCTGTTAATAGTTCCCCAATCCACTTCCTGAACTGCGGCCGTTTCCATTTCCTGGATTTGATCCTGGTATGGGTCACGTTCACCTCGCTTATTTTGTAATTGTGATTCCAGGGTTGCCAGTGTTGACTTATGTCCGTGTGCTTCATCGACATTGTCATAAAATGTACTGGGCTGTTTACCAATGTCATCTTTTTCTCCAACAAGTCTTTCTTTTTCTGCTTGTAGTTCTCCAAAGAAATTATTTGTGTCATTATACTCTGCCTCCATTTCAACAATATGCTGTTTATGACTAGACAAGTGTTCTGTACTCTGTCCACATGTGCCACACTTGCCCAATTTAGCAGAATCCAAACTATGATTAATTCGGTCTAAATCTCTAGTAGCTCGTGTTAATTGTACTTCTATTTGTGCTAGATCTTTTTCAAGTTGATCTTGTACAGTTTTCTTTTCTAACCAAACCTTAAGTTTATTGTGTGCTAGTAGCTCTGCTTCAATGTCTACGTGACTCAAATCATCTATAGCCTGACCTAGTTCAGCAATATCATCATCACGCTTTGAAGTCCATAACCGCTGTCGCCGCTGCATAGATTCGATTTGCTCTTGTATTTTAGCGTTTGCTTCTTGTATAGCCTTGATACGATATTCTTCTTCAGTAATCAGTTCACGAGTTTGTTTATTTTGTTCTTTTAAACGTTCTGCCTTTTCACTTAGCAGTGTAATGCCCAGCATCTGTTCAATGATATCACGTTGATCATTAGCACTCAAACTAAGAAACGGCTGTGTATATGTGTTAAGAGCAACAAGGTGTTTGAACATTTCGTGACTCATGTTCAACTGTTTTTCAATGGCAGACTGTGTTTCTCTGCTATCGCCCTGTTGTTCTTCTGCTTCTACCTCACCAACTTGATACTTGAGAACATTAGGTTTACGTCCACGCTCGATGTGATAGCGTTCACCATTGAGCTCAAAGTCTACTGTGACCAACATCGCCTTACCGTTAGTCTTGTTAATCAAGTTGTCACGTTTGATGTTAGTAAGAGCTTGACCGTAGAGAGCATAACTTAGTGCATTGATGATTGTGGTTTTACCCGTGCCATTTCTGGCGCCAGAATCATCACCTCCTTGATCTAAGTTTTCACCAAGCAC